GTCCTTATGGTTCCACTACTAACGACTGCACGGTTTGTGGGCGTCGATTGCTGCGTGCCAATTGATCGAAAAGTTTCAGCCCACTTGGGGGTCCGTCGGTGAATGAGCGAAGTGAAACAACTCGATCCGATCGCGGTGTGTCGGCTGATCGTGAAGCTCGCGCCTTCCGACGTCGACGAAGCCGAGCTTCGAGCCATCTTTGGCGGAGTGGTGCTCAAGAGCATGTCGGAGGTGGCACAGGCTTTCAACGTGTCAGCGGCGACGGTGCGAAACACCTGGCGGCGCGACGGGATGCCAGGGACCGCGAAGCGGGGCACCACCAAAGAGAACAAGTTTCCGCTCGCCGACGTGCTGCTGTGGTGGCTCAAACGACACGTCGACGTGAGCAAGGCCCGCGGCGCAGATCAGTACACGGACCGCTTGCGACTTGCGGAGGTCACGCGGGCGGAGGCGACAGCGAAACGTGAGGTGAGGCGATTGCAGGCCGAGGAAGGTCGGCACGTCGAGATTGACATTGTGCGTAGCGAATGGGCGGAGGCGCTCACGACGCTGCGCGATGGCATTTTGGAAATTCCGCGGCACGTGAAACCAATGTTGCCGGCGAAGGTCGCCGACCAGACTGTCGCGGAAATGGATCGGCTGATCCGGCACAAGCTCACGCGGTTGAGCGAACAGCCGGTGACTGACTTTGTAAAGGGAGAACATCGCAATGGCAACGGGCACCACAAAGGTTTATCGAATTGAAGTGATCGAATACGGACCCGAGGGCGTGGTTCAACGGCTGCAATCGTGCGCGACGACGGCCGAGTTGGCTGGTACGGCGATGGGCGGCGTAAAGGAAATGATGGACGAACTAGGCAAGGATACCGAAGCGGCGGAGCAAGCAGCGACCGAATGATTGCAACGCTCAACCCACCCATCGTGTTCAATGCCGACGTGCTCTCGGCTCTGCGCCCGTCGGCCAAGGTGCGGACTTGGGATTGGATTTGTTCTGAGGGGCGGACTAAGGATGCCGAGCCGTTCGACGGCGCCATGCTGCCGTGGGGTGAGGGCGTGTGCGACGCACTCGACGATCCGGCCATCCGCAAGGTCGTGTTGATGTGGGGCACGCGGTGCGGCAAGACGCAAATCGGCACTCAATGGATGCAGAAAATCATGGCCGTCGACCGGTACAAGGGCCTGTTTGCGACGGCGACGGAAGCACTCTTGAAGCGGACGATGAAGGAGAAGTTCTATCCTGCGCTGGAAGCGAATCATCATCTGGCGTGGCAGCTCATGCCCCCGCGGCTACGCAATCCCACGGCGTTGCGGTTGACGCTCAGCTTGTGGAGTTGCGTCTGGTTTGGGTCGGAGAGTCAGTTGGCCGACACCGAAGCGCGTGTCGGCTGGGCGAACGAAGTCGACAAGCCCAAAAACGAGAAGCCGATTGACGGACAGAACCGGCACGGCGACGTGCTCGATCTATTCTTTCAGCGGTTTAAAGAATTTTCAGACCACAAGATTCTGGTCGAGTGTTCGCCTTCGTTGGAGGGGCACTCGCGGATCGCCAAGCAGTTTGCCGAGTCGAACCAGTGCCAATACTACGTGCCTTGTCCGCACTGCGGGTCGTACTTTGTGCTGCGGATGGGCAGCGACGATCCGGACGCGGGCGGGATCAAGTTCGACAAGGGGTCGGATGGAACGCTCGACGTTGACCTGGCACGGCGCACGGCGCGGTACGTCTGCCACGCCAAGAAATGTCGCAAGCCGATCTACAACGAGCACCGGCCGGCGATGATGCGGTGCGGCAAGTGGGTGCCGAAGGGTTGCCGCGTGGATGGCAAAGGCCGCGTCTGCGGCAAGCCCGTTCGGCCCGACTGCAAAGTTTGGGGCGGCCAACTCTCGTCGCTCTACAGCCTGTTCTACGGCTGGGGCGACATCGCGGCCGAGTTCGTCGCATCGCGCAAGAATCCGACGAAGCTGCAGTCGTTTGTCACCGACTGGCTGGCCGAGACGTGGAAGCCCTACCGAACCAAGAGTGAGCCCGAGGACGTGGCCGATCGGTTGTCGGTCGAGGACGCGAAGCCGGGCGTGATTCCGAAGTGGGCGACGTGGCTGTTCGCGGCGGTCGACGTGCAGGAGGAATATTTCAAGTGGCTCACGGTCGCTTGTGGGCCCGGCGAGCGGCTGGCGATTGTCGATCGAGGTAGTTGCGACACGTGGGAGGAAGTCTATTCGCAGTGTGTTGATCGACGGATCCCACACGAGGACGGGCTCGGCGAGTTGCTGCCGGCGGTCGTGGCGATCGACGACGGGCACCGCACGCCCGAGGTCCACGCGCACTGCAAGGCGTGGAGCCGGCCGGATCGGCTGGTGATGCCGTTCAAAGGCGCCAACACCGATTGCAACGGCGAGCCGTTTGTGAAGGTGATCATCGGGCCCGACACGAAGCACAAGTCGAAGCCGATGCGGCGGCAGGCGCTGCGGGCGCGTGGCTTGGTGCGCGTGCGGCACAACCCGTTCTGTTACGAGTCGATCATCCAAAAGCAGATCGACCAATTGAAGCCGGGCGACGAGGGGTCGCTGTCGATTCCCGCTGAGTTGGCCGCCGACATGGATTTTGTCGAGGAGTTGTGCAACGGCACGATTAGCGACACGCCGTCGAAGATGAGCCCCGACAAATATCTGTGGTGCAAGCGCTGGCCAGAACAGGCGAACGACTTCCGAGACGACTTGAAGATGTGTCGGTGCGCGATGGACGTGAAGTTCCGCGGCAACTGGCGGGTGGCCGAGCGGCGGCAGACGTCGACCGTGGTGACGGCGAAGCCGCTACCAGCGCCCATTATCGAGAAGCGACCCGAGGAGTCGGCGCGACGTGCCGGCCGAAGTGAGCGGCACCAGCGTTACCGCGTGCGGCGGGAAAGGATTCGATCGCGATGAGTACGAACGGACGTATGATCATCGTCGACGATTTGGCTGGCCAGCCGTGCCCGCGTGTTGCGTGTGAGGGGATACTTGTCGTGAAGGACAGCAAACAGACCGACGACGGACGGCACATGAAGCGATTCTACGGTTGCAATCTGTGCGGCTGTCGGCCCGAGGACAATAAGCGCGTGGTGCCGATCGAGAAGTCGGCCGCTCGTAGATAGCCTCCTGTTTTCCTATCAATAGGACAAACCTCCGGTTTTCGGCACTCTGAAGCGGGTATTCTGCCCGCATGGCAACGGTCGCCAAAATTGAAGAGGAGCTTGCGGCCGCGCGGCAGTGCAAGCTCGACATTCTCAAGGGCGGCCAGTCCGCCTCGATCCGCGGCAAGGGCCGGAGCTTTCCCAGCCTCGACGCGGTCGACAAGGCAATCGCCCTCCTTGAAAAGCAACTCGCCGCCAAGCGCGGTGTGGGCGTGGCCACCAGCCGGCACGGATTCCGATGACACGACGCAGCACCGAACCACGACGCAGTATCGCCGCTCGACTCGGCGCGTTCGTGGATTCGTGCGTCTACACCGTCGATCCGAAAAAGGGCAACGCTAGATTTGTTGCCCGCAAGCGTCGTGAGTTTGCTGAGAAGTCGATCGAGCGATTCGGCAAGCTCTCAGCCGATCGTGACGGAGGTGGCCGCGGCGGCACAGGTGGATTCCATTCAGCGGAGAAGTCGCCAGATGCCCACAATTGGCTGACCAGCCGGCTCTCGCCGGATTCGGCACTTGAGTACGACCGCGACGAAATGATCTTGCGGGCCGACTCCGCCCGGAAGAATTTCGAGCTCGGCACGGCGCACGTCGAGGGCCGGCGGATTCGGGTGGTCGGTTGTGGATTCACAATCGATCCGGACATCGACTACGAAGAAGTCGGCCAGTCGGAAGAGACGGTTGACAAATGGAATCTTACACTCCGCAAGAATTGGGAGCGGACGGCCTGTCGGCTCGGCAAGCGCGGCGAAGAATACTGGCAACTGCAACAGCTTTGTCAGGAATACTGGGAACGGCGCGGCGAGTGGTTCATTCTCGTCGGAGATCGCTTTGACGCGATGGCGCCGACGACTCTCAAGGTCGAGGTTATTCATCCGGACCGCGTCACCAATCCACCGGGCATCGGTGCGGTCAGCAACGGTGACTCCGCACCTTGGCTCGGCGATCATTACGTCCGGATGGGCGTGCAGCTCGACAAAGGCGGCGACGTCCTCGGCTACTACGTCCGCGACACGCATCCGGGCGACGACAAGACGTTCAAGGAAACCTGGACGTACTATCCAGCGACCTATCCGAACGGTCTGCCGCGGGTGATTCATCATTTTCATCTGATCGACGAAGGGCAGCATCGCGGCTTCCCGCGGATGCAGGTCGGCACGCCGCGCCTCAAAAACTCGCAAGATGCCGACGAAGCGTATCTCGAAAAGGTATTCGTCGAATCATGCTTGGCCGCGGTTGTCCGCACCGACTTGGCGATCGACGACGTGATGGAATCGCACGGCGTTGTCCAGACTGCCGACGGCAAGCGGGTCCGCGATATTGTGCCGGGCACGTTCCACTACATTGGCGAGAGTGACGCGATTGAATTTCTCAACCCGTCGAGCCCGTCGTCGAACTTCTCGCCGTTCATGGAACACCAGGGGCGGATGTTCGCTGCTGGCGCCGGCACGCCCTACGAAATGCTCACCGGCAACTGGGCGGGCCTGGCGTACAACGCCGCAAGGATCATTTGGAATCTCGACGAAGCTGGGGTCGACGTCCTGCAAAAAGGCCACGTCAAGACGATGCTCGCCATCTATGCCCACTTTGTGACGCGGATGGTGGTCACTGGCCAAGTGGAGATCGATTCGGTGGCCTACCGCTCCGCACCGTGGATGTATTGGGCTGGCCGACCAATCCCGCCGGCCCGCGCTTCGATCGATCCAGCCCGCGAAGATCGCAACGAAATGGTGCTCATTGAAGGTGGCATCAAGCCGCACAGCGACATGGTCGAGCGAAAGACTGGCCAACCAGCGTCGAGCATTTATCGGCGCATCTTCCAGAACTTCAAGCTGATGAAGCTCTGGGAGATCAACACGACGATGCCGAACATGGGCCGCGACGGCGACGGCGAAAACAGTCCGACGCAGCCTGGTGACAAGAACCAGGAATCGTCGGACGCCAACAGCGAAGAGACGGAGGCGGTGGTTACGTGACCGACGTACTCAATAAGCCATTGAAGCGGATGCGAGCAGCGCCGAGCAAAGGCGCTCAGCCGCGTGTCGATCGCAAGGGCGGTCATTTCGGCGCCGGCCTGTTGACTGGCGTTGCGGTAATTACGCGAGGCGAGGCCCGCGGGCACCGCGAGTGGGTCGATCAGTTCGCGGTCGAGCAGGTCGTTACGCTTGGCAACAAAGCCCGCAATGGGGTCAAGTCGCGCTTTGCACATCCTGGACTTTCGTCGGACGGGTTGGGCACAATGCTCGGCCGGATGAAGAATTTTCACATCGAGGGCGACCGTGCATTGGCCGACTTGCACCTTCAGCGCTCGTCGCACAACACGCCAGACGGAGACTTGGCGACCTACGTGATGGACATGGCCGAAGAGGACGCCGCAGCGTTGGCTACCTCCATCGTATTTGATCCGGATTGGGGCGAGATGGATCGCTTCGTTGCGGAGCACGAGGACGAAGATGGCTACTTCCGATCACCCGACGACGACAACACGAACAATTTTGAACACATGCGCATCGCCAGACTCTGGGCCGACGACGTCGTCGATGAGCCGGCCGCAAATCCTGACGGTTTATTCCGAAAGGGTCACGAGATTGCGGAAGAAGCCGACAAGCTGTGCGAGTTTGCGCTTGGGCTTTCGTCGCATCGGCCAGTACTGAAGCACTTGAGTGTTGACGCGGAGCGGATCACCGAATACGCGGCTCGTTTTCTGGAAAGCCACCAACTCGAATTGAGGAAAAAAGAAATGACCACGACCAACGCACATCCTACGGCGCCGGTTGCGCTTACCAAGGAATCGCTTGATGCAACGCTCGAAGAATTCGGCGCGAAATTGCTCAGCGACGTCGACGCCAAGCTCGCCGCACTCAAACCGGGCGATTCCAAGCCGGAACCCGCAGTAGAAAAGCCTGGGGGTGAGATTCTGTCGCAGACCTCATTGGACGCGACGCTCGATAAGTTCAGCGAGAACCTACTTTCAAAGGTTGACGGAAAGCTCTCGCTAGCCATGAGTACGCTGATGGTCAACGGCAATCAGCTCTCGAAAGACAGCGGCCAAGCGGGCAGCGATCCGGATGCCAAGTACAAGGCCGAGTACAACTCGCAATTGGCGGCGTTCGCTCAGATGGGAATGTCGCTCGATGAGTACGTTACCAGCCGCAAGATCGACGAAGGCAAGGAACTGCTGGCGCCGAAGTCGGCCGCTGCGGCCTAGCAAACCAAGTGGCCAACTGATTTTCGTTGGCAGTCACCGAACCACATTATTTTGACGCGAGGATAATTCAATGGCAGTAACAGCCAATCAAGTAGTCGCGAAGCGGGGCCACACCGAGCGGCGCAGCGTGCCGGTGGCGGCCAGCACGATCTTGTACGAAGGCACGATGTGCTTCGAAGACGCCGGTGGCGACTTCACGGGCACGGTGCTCGAAAACGGCACGTTTGGCGGTATCGTGATCGATAACGTCGACAACAGTGCCGGCGCCGACGCGGACAAGAAAGCCGACGTCTGGGTCACTGGCGAGTTTCTGCTGACGCTCAGCGCCGCCACGGCGGTCGCGGCCGACATCGGCAAGCCGGTGTATGGCGTTGACAACTTCCAGATCACCGAAACGGCAACCGATTTGGTGCCCGTTGGCATCATCACCGAAGTGGTGAGCACGACGCAGGTTTGGGTGGAAATCCACGGCCTCGGCATGCGAGACACCGGTCCGTTGGTGACCTAGTCGCTTCCTGTAGCTCGAATTTTCGCCGGTACGGCATTCACTCAATACGAAAAGGATCGCAATCATGTCACTCGACACTGCCGCTGCGGTGGCAAAGCTCCGCAGCCTGACCGGCAAGTTCGACAACGCCGTCAAGAGCACTGTACCGTTCTACCCGCGCCTCGCAACAATCATCCCGTCCGACGGGTACGACGAAGAGTACGGCATGCTGGGTGCCGTGCCTCAAGTTCGAGAGTGGCTCGGTGCGCGCAGGTTCAACACTGTACGAGCGGCCAAGTTTACGCTCGAAAACAAGCATTGGGAATCTGGCATCGAAGTCGAAAAGACCCGCATCCGTGACGATCGAATGGCGATCTACGGGCCGATGTTCACGAATCTTGGCGTGCGGGCGGCTCGTCACCCCGACAAGCTGCTGATCGGTGATCTGGTTGTGAACGCAACCACCAATCTCTGCCTCGACGGGCAGGCATTCTTCGACACGGATCACTCTTGGGGTGATTCGGGTGCTCAGGACAACGACAAGACCTCGGCCATTGTCGCTGCTGCGGCGCCAACGGTTGACGAGTTCAAAGCGGCTTTCCTGGCCGCCGTGATTGCGATGTTTGCTTTCAAAGACGACTTCGGCGAACTTTTGCACGATGACGTGATCGTTGACGATCAGGCTGGGGCTGAGTTGCTTGTGCTGTGCCCTCTCAAATACTGGGATGTGGCCCAGCGGGCGGTCACGCCTGGCATTCTGATCAACAACGGCGAAACGAATGTCCCCATCGCGTCGGCGCGCGTGGCAAAGTCGGCTCATATCACGGGCGATTACTTCGACTTGTACCGGACGGACACGCCCGTGAAGCCGTACATCTTCCAGGCCCGCGAGCCGCTCACGCGCGGCATGAAGGGCATGGATGATATGGAGTTCAAGGAAGTGAAGTTCATGACCGAAGCGCGCTACAACATTGGCTACCTGGCCTGGTGGAATGCCATCCGCCACACGTTCACGACTGCCTAGTAGGCGGGCGTGACTTCGTGCGGCATTCCTTCAACACAAGCGAGATAGTTCGATGGCAAAGAAAAAGACAACGGCGTGGGGCCTCAAGGTCGGCCACACGACGCCATTTCGGCGGACGGTCGACATCGGCACCAAGGGCAAGCCCAATCGGGTGCAACTCGTATTCCAGCCGGATACGCCGTATGAGCTGACTGAGCAGGAGCTCGCCGGCGTCCAGCGGTTTGTTGACTCGGGGCTGATCGTGCCGTGGCTGCTCGATCCGAAGGGACGGCGCCGCTCTCCGGCAGCGGCGGCGGAAGGCAAGAGCGAAATCGACGCGATGGGAAAGCGGATCGCCGAGCTCGAACTCGATCTGGCCGCCGCCGAAGAGCAGGTGGCGATCCTGATCGAGCAAGTCAAGTCGCTCGGCGGCGAGCCCGAAGTCGAAGCCGTCGGCGAAGCCGAGGAGACTGCGACGACCGCTGATAGCCGCGAGTGACACGATGCCCAGCCGCTTCGAGACACAACTGGCCGACGAGTGGTCCCGCTGCTACTCCGAGTTCAAAGAAACGGTCATTCGCCGGGCGGCCGGCGACGCCAGTAAGACCGAAGAGGTCTCCGCAATCGTGAACTTGGATTCGGGGGGCGGAGCGGGCGGACTGGTCGAGGACGAACGCGGTCGGATGATCCAGGCCGACGGCGAGCTGGAGATTGCCGCCACGCAGGCCACGACGCCGGACGACACGTGGGTGATTCGGGGCCGAGTCTACAAGGCGATGGGAGGTCCGGTCAGCGAAGACAGTGCGTCGAAGACGCTCTCCCTTGTACGGCGCGAAGGAATTATCGACCGCAAACCACGGGTGCGCAGGTGAACGAGTGGCAATCAGCACGGAACCATCGACCTTCGAGTACGCCCGCGACTGGCTCGTCGCCAGCGAGTGCTTCGTCCGTGACTTGATGCTCCGCACCGAACCGACGACAGACGAGGCCCGCGATGCCGCGAAAGCCCGCATTTACAACGAGGAGATCCCGGCCGAGCCGAACTTGGAAGCGGAAGGAGAGACGGCACCGGATTTACCGCCACCGGTCCACGGTCGCCCGCGCGCGCTGATCGAAAAGGTATCCGACCGCCGCGAGTTGGCGGGGACGGGGACCTGGCGCGGCACCGGGCGATTGGAGATTTCGGTTGAGACGCCGCTCCCCGCTGCGTTTCGGTACTTGGGCGAGGACTCGCCGACCGAGCGGGCCGCCAAGTTCAATGCGTTTCGGACGTGGTGCGATCAGATGCTCAACACACTGCGGTCCGAGTTGTACGCGGAGAGTGGCCGGGGCGACGGGGCCGGCAATCCGTACTTACACGCGACGTCGATCGACGTCGAGGCGAAGCCGATGGATCAGGAGGTCCAGGAAATCGAATTGTTCGTGGGCTTCACGCTGGGGGTCGATTGGAGGTGATGCGATCGGCGATTCCGGCGAGCAGCCAGAGCACGGCGAACCGCCAAGCTAAAGTGTGCGAAGGTTCGACAAACCAATCGTCCGCATAGGCATTGCTGAGTAAGGCAAATGCTAGAGACACGCAAGCACACCCAAAAAACAGGCTACCGATGATTTTCAGGTCCATGTCCCGAGTATAGCAGATGGCCATTAAAGGCGTACTCCCGAAAACGATTTGGGTGATCGACGTGCCCGTGCGGCCCGACGACCTGGCCAAGCGGTGGCACAACAAGTACGCCAAGGCGGCCCTCCGCGACACGCTCGAATGGTGGCACAAGCACCCCGACGGATTCAAGGACCACTTCGAGCGCGGCAACCGCGAGAAGTTCCAACACTTCCCGCGGACCGAGAAATACAAGCGGGCCAAGGCCAAGGGTGTCAAGGTCGACGGCAAGCGGTACTTCTCGACCGTCGATTTGGTGAAGACCAGCCGGACGAAGGAACACATGCGGAAAAACAAAAAGATTACGGTTGGCGGCACGGCGGTGGGTGATACGCTCCGCGGCACGTTGATCTTGCGGTTTCCGTTCAAGGGCGGCACGGGCCGCCTTCGCCAGTTGCATCGCGTGCCGAAAAACCTGATCGAACTCATCAAGCAGGACAAGCTCCGCGAGAAGGTGCTGCATCAAGCACTGACGATCCAGAAGATGCGGATCGAGCTGGAGCGGTTCGACGAGGACGACCCGCGTTTGTTGGCCGAGCACTTCCTCCGCGCGTACATGCAGAAGGTCGAGGCCCATCGCGCTGGCCGGAAACGAACCAGAATTTCACGCGGCAACTCGCAGGCCGCATAGAGGTGTCCAATGGCAGATCGCTATAGTATTTTTTCCGGTTCGTTCACGCACGCCGGCGGGACGATGAATCTTCAGCAACTCGACAGTCAAGGCTTGTCGGCCGGCTCGCGGAAGAAAACTATTCGGCCGGGCGGAGCGACTAATCCGGCCGCGCATATTCTCTCGACCGCCAATCCACGATGCCAGTTCCGCACGTGCGACTTGCTGACGTTGCATACAGTGATGGGCAGCAATTTCTTCCTCTACTGCTCGGGCGGGCACGTGATGCGCTACCAGAAGCGGATCGAGGGCGGCGCGTTCGCCGCGGGCCTCGATCATTTTGTCCAGTCGACCGCGAAGGGGTTTCTGTACATCACCGAAATCGGGGTCGACATTGATAGTGACGAAGGCGCGTACGCCAATTTGGAATACATCCCGCTGTCGGTGGCCGGTGAGAATCCGATCGCCAACACGCCGGCCCAGAGCTTTGCGGCCGTGGCGGCGCCGGCCTTCATGTCGCAATACTTCATGGGCGGGCTGTGGCTGGCGACCACGCCGGTGTTGGGGCTGACGCGGTTCGCCTTCCGGCCGGGGACGCAGGTTGTGTCGCGGCGTTCGGACGGCGGAGTCTTTTCGCGTGCCGACGGCACGTCGATCGTGGCCCGCGATCCGATGTTCGATTTGACGTTCCTCAATGCGGAGTTTGCTTACGACATTGGCACGATGTTTCTGACGGCGTTGGGGGCGACGATCAACGGCTACCTGCAGCGCGGCACGACGGCAGTCGACGGTCGGATCGCGGGGGCCAGCTTGAGCCACATCCGCTACGCCGCCGCGGCGGGAAGTTGGGGCGTCGATAATCTCAGCGTGTCGGGAATCGACGACGCGACAACGCAGGTGATGATCGCGCCGGTCGGTTCTGTCGTGCCGACTCTAGGCGTCGCATTGGGAGCGTAGCATGGCTGGGATTCTGGTCTACATTCCGTCGCCGGCGTCCGGCGATCCACGCGCCGAGCTCCGCCGGGTCGGTCTAGACCCGCTTCTGGATCGTTCTGTCGATCCGCTGGCCACCGAGGTCCAGACCGGCCCAGACGGCGGATCGGGGATCCTGGTTACGTTCGACGCGCCGGGACTGCCCGCCACGCCACGCCAAATCGACCGTGAGACGCAGGAGTGGCAGCCGGCGCCGCCAGACGGCGAACTTGCCAAAGATCGCTTCTGGCTCGGCTATGTGCGTGGAGAGAAGCCGTCGGCGGGCGAGCTACAGCGGGCGGAGCTGTTCGACGGCGAGCCGGTGGCGCTCCGCGACGGCAATGGTTGGGTCGTGCCGATCGCGGCGCTCCTCCCGCAGCGTCTGTCGCGCGACCCGAATACGGGCGACGAAGTGCGGCGTGTCACGGAGGAGCACCGCGCTTTCGACGAGTGGGCCAACAGCCTGCTCGAACTGTTTATGTCGGACAGCTTCCAAGTGATGCTGCGAAAGGAATTGCGGGTCCAGATTCCGAGCGGGATGCGGTTTGCGGCGCTGGCGCTGGCCAAGAATTACCGGGTGACGATCGACGTAATCGACGTGCTCGACCTGGTGGGTGAGATCGAAGCGGCCCGAGTGGCAATGGTGGCGGCGGGGATCACGTCGATCGAGAAAGCGATCGATCAAAAAAAAAGTACAAGACAGCCTTTCCTCTCAGCCGCCGTGAACTGAATGCGATGCTCTACGCCCGCGGGCTTCAGGGGCCCGGGTACGAACCGACCTGCTTTGACGCCTTGGCCGTGCTGTTCAAGGTCTACGACAACCCGCCCGTGACGATCAACCACATCAAATTGCACCGGTGACACGATGGCCGTGAAAGAAGACGTCAATATCAAAGTATCGGCCGACATGGCCGAAGCGCTCCAGGCGTGGAAGGACATCGAGAACGGGCCCAAGGCGCTCGAGGAAGCGCTCAAGCGGATCTCCGACTTGGAGCAAGGCTCGTCGACGAAGTGGGCTAGTGCCTTGGAGGGTATCGTCGGCAAGTGGCTGTCGATCGCTGCTGCCATCAAACTCGCCAAGGACGCGGCCGAGAGTTACTTCGCCACTCAGCAGAAAATAAGCGGTGAGCGCGTAGAGAATACCAGGACGATCGATGCCGCATTTACGGCTTCGCTCGGCGTGCGTCATATTACGCGCGAATCACCAGCCGGGTCAGCGCTTTTCAACCGAGTTAGGCAGGCCGCAGTCGCAGCAGCTTCCACTGCCAGCCAGGCTTTTGCCACGAGCGACATTTTATTTCGCCAGGGCGGCGATACGCAAGAAAATCTGATTGCAATGTTGGGGGTGGCGGACGTATCGAAACAGTTAAATGGTCCGGACCCATCGGAGGCGATCGCGTCGATACTGCGTCAGTCGGGAGGAAAGATCACCCCCAAAAGGATCGAAGGTCTTGGCGGTCTGATGACTTCGCTGTTGCGGCCTGGCGTCGGCGCCAACCTCGGGATGATCGATGAATACAACCAGTTTGCTACCCAGGTGACGGGGGCCGGATTCGACGAGCAACAGGGATTGTCGATGTGGGTCGCGCTGCGCAGCAAAGAAACCAATATGAGGCGTGCAGGAACTCAGTTCCGCTCACTGTTCGACGCCGACGTTCGACCCGGCGAGGCCCAACAACTCGCGGGCCTGCAATCGCGTGGTGCGGCGATGGTGGCAGCCGGTGGCGGAGATTACCAAACGCTGGTCGACATTGTTGGCGGCAGCATGGCAACACGTGAACAGCGATCCGAAACCAGTGCGGCATTTGGTCGATACACGCCTGGTGTTGTCGGTCGTCGCGAGGCCCGCAACAACCTAGTGAGTTTACTTGAGTCGATGGGCATAGAGGGAACGTACAGGGGGACAGAAGTCGAGAGTGTTTTTGACAACCCGTGGGGGCCGGATTTTCTCGGATTTAACAAGCTATCGATGAAGACTACGCAGGCGGCATACGCGCTGCAAAGGATGACTACCGATTCGACGGGCAGCGATTTTTTCTCTCGGCAATCTGGCGCAAAAAGCGCTGCCGAATTGAGCGAGGAGCGAAGGATTTATCGTGAGCAAATCATGGGCCAGCGCGAGATTGTCCATCGGTTCCTCGGCCCCGACGGCCGCGACGTGCCGGTTCAGACCGAGGGCGAAGCGCTCAACCAGGACGTGAGCAACGACGCTACGCAGTCCGCCAACTTCCGGAGCCCGTGATGGCGATCGTTCTCACGCTCATCGAAGACCCGACCGGCACGCCGGTCAACCATATCCAGGCCAAGGGGCTGGTGACGCGGATCGAGATCGGCGAGCGGGCGCTGGCCGAAAAGATTACCAAATTCTGGGGCGTTGATGGCGAGAGTCGGATCGCGGGCGGCTACGGCGGTCGCGACATTCAGGTCGAGATGACAATTTACGATGACGCTGAGGAAGACGAAGACTTCGACACGGCCCGCAAGCTGGCCGACTACCTCGACGTGACCCTCAACACGACCAAAAAGGGGGAGTCCGGCCAACTCACGATCACCAGCGAATCGAACCACGCCCCGTTCGATGATTGTCGGTTCGGTGGTTGCGCGCTCTTGGAAGGTCCGAAGTTGGACGTCGCCGGCATGCTGGGCGGCGGGTATTGGGCCGACGTCGTGTTGATGTTCCGACAATTGAGTTGAAACCATGCCGAGCCGTGACAACGTCGACTACAAGGTCTTCCTCGAGGGCATCTGGGCCAACGATCCAGACGCCGACGGCGTGTCTGGCACGTTCGACTACTTCGACGTGCTGACGATCGCCGAGTCGGCCGGCGCGGCGAAACTCGACACGGCGGTGCTCGACTACAAGCAGGCGGTGCTTGAGGACTTCGACCCCTATGCCTTGCTCGGCTTGGAAATCGAGATTCAGCGGATCGGCGGGTCGAGTGAGATTGTCCACTGGGGGAAAATCACACAGCTACCAATCACGATCAACCCGCGCATGGAAACCCTGCGGATCCAGTCGCGGACAGAGCTCTATCACCTCGGCGGCAAGGTCAATGGCTACCATGTTTACGACCCGGCCACGTCCGCCACGCGCGTCGTCGACGGCGAGCTGATTTTCAACCCGCTGATCGATGGCACGGTCTACGGCAACCGAAACGACACGCGCACGACGGCGGGCGGCGATCCAGTGTTCCTCGACCCCGAGTCGGTGCGGACGGCCGCCGCGGTCACGTACCAGGGCGGCAACATCGCCACCTGGACGCTCGCCGAAGCGATCTACTATCTGCTCTGGTCTCTCAACACGGCCCAGACGAATATCGCTAACGAAACGCTCGGCAACTTGCAAGCGGTCTTTAACGACCCCACCGTTGTGATTCGTGATTTGCGAATCGCTCGAGGAACTTGGCTAGCTGAAGCGCTCGACGTGGTGCTCACCCCGCTGGGATACCAGTGGAAGGTCAGCCGCACGGCGCTGGGCGCCCGCATCTATTCGTTCTGGAAAAAGGGGAACGGCGGCACACTACGATCGGTGTCACACCAGCGGCTAGGCTCGACGCTTGTCCCTGCGTCGACCAACGTCGAGGCGGCCGGGTTGAAGTTCGACGTGTCCAGCCTGGCAAACGACATTGTGATTCTGGGCGGCTACACCGAGTACGAAATCACCGCCGAGCTGGCCCGGGCTTGGCCGGAGTCGGACGATCCGCCACCTGGAATCGGCGACGAGCTGTCGACAGATCACCCAGACTTCGAGTCGAAAAAGGACGTGCTGCGGCGGTGGGTGCTCAACGAGGCGGGCGACTACATCGGACTGCGGCCGGAGCTCGACGACGTGTACACGTCCGACATCCGGGACGCACTATCGGCCGCCGGGATCGCCGCCGACTTCGTGCCACGCCGGCGGCGCCTGCTGCCGACGCTCACGCTCGATGCGAACGGGGAGCCGATCGGCAAAACTGACGGCGTGGAAGTCGAATACTCGGACGAACTCTCCAGCCAGTGGAAGCCAGTCACGGGCTGGGGCTGCGGGTTGCTGAAACACGAAGCGGGTGTGTACTTCGACTTTGATCGGCCGCCGGACGAGTTTATGATCGACCCCGACAACCTGCGCATTCGCGCGACGTTCACGATCCAGAGCGACTTGCGCTTGTTCGGCTACGCGCCGAAGGTCGCCGGCTCGCCGAATAGTGAAGTCGTGCAGGTGGTCGTCAGTGCGCCCGATCGGTTTCGGCTCCGCGCTCGACTCACTGGACTCTCGAAATACGCTGGCGGGGCTACGGCTTCATTAGCTGTCGATGATACGACGCCGATCACGGACTTCGCCGCCTATGCCCGCGCCGCCTGGGACTTGATGCACGTCGGCGGAGCAATCCAGCTCGAAGGGCTCGACCGGCTGTTCTACGTCGGCGACCGGATCTCTGGTGTCGATTTGAAAAACATCGACTTCGAGGCCCGCCCATCGAGCGGCGTCTACCCGCAGATTGTGGCGATCGAGCGCGAAATTACGAATCAGGTGACTACGTTGCACCTCGAACACTTTCGGCAGCCGCTCACGCTACCCACCCGCACGCGCGGGACAAGCAGTCGCTTCTCGACCAAGGCGATTCGAGGCCAATCACTATGACTCGGACGCGAGATCAATTCGGCAACCACGACGCGCAGCAGCACGTGCGCTACGTCGAGGTCTACACGATCGACACTCCCGTGGACGTCACGGGCGCGACCAACGCGGCACCGATCGAAATCACCGCTACGGCGCACGGCTTCGCGACGGGCGATAAGGTCAAGATCGAAGGCGTGTTGGGGAACGACGCGGCGAATGGCGTGTGGCTGGTGACGGTCACCTCGTCAGCTACCTTCACGCTCGACGATTCGACGGGCGACGGCGCGTACACGTCGGGCGGTACGGCGATCTTTGCGAGCCCCGTCCAGGTCAAGCTGCTCTACTCGACCGATGGCAACGACTACGTGGTGGTTGGCGATCCGTTCCGGATCGGCGACACCAACACGGCGGACGACGTGACCACCGAGGACCGCCGCTGGATCACGTGGCGGCGCGATACTATGCGCTGGGAACTGCTCGGCGGCGGCATCGGCGACCACTACCAGATTGTCCGCGGCGAAACCACCGGAGCGGTCGGGCCCTCCGACGTAGCGTTTCAAATTGAGGGAGTTGATCCGCACGAACAACACTCGGCAAATCCGGGCTCACCGCTCTGGGTCAAGGCACCTTCAGGCGGCGTGACGCTCACTGTGGGCACTGCTATCTGGGCGATCTACCGTGAGAATGTTTTGACGTTCGATCCAGGCAGCGGCGACGTACAGGTCGACTGGTTGATGTTCGAGCCGGGCGCAGTCGCGCCGCCACAACTGCGGCGATTCGAGTTGACGGCCAACAAGGCGCTCGCATCGGCGACGGCCACGGCAAAGTTTCTCACCGACGCGGGAGCCACCACCGGTAGTGACGTGACGCTCTACGATCCAGAGCAGCAGTTCTCGGGTCGCATCGCCGGCAACCTCTACACTGGCTCGCCCGGCTTCCGGGGAGTTGCTATTCTGCGTACCGACCTTGGCGCGGTGGAACCCGACCGCTGGGAAATCGTGGTGATGGATGGCCTGGCCGAGTTCGTGGTGCTGAAAAAGTATTCGGTTGGCTTTTACAAATATGTGTCCAGCCTGAGCACGAACGACCAGTGGGCCAACATTGCGCCCGGTGAAGTCGACGACCAAATCACGCTCACCGACCCATCGTCGCTCTTTCCAGGCGTCGTCGAGGTCGATCAACTCATCACCGCCCGACTGTCCGACCCGGACACGTCGCCGCCGACCTATGCAGCTATTAGTTCACGTGCGTGGGGCAAGCGCGTGCGAGGTACGGTGGTCGGCAATATCTTGGTAGCTGCGTCGACGTTCACAATCGAAAACATTACCGAAGTTTACGGCGGTGTGGTGCCAGCGGAACCGCTCACGGTTCGGCAGATTTTCCAACAGGGCTATGTTGCTGGCCAGCCGACTGAAGCGATTTGGAATCAAGCCTCACAAACGTGGGACAATCTTCCGTCGCCGAATCTGCTCGGCTGCCATTTGCTCGCGGACGCCTACGGATTCATCCACGTTACGGCGTCGACACTAGCTGGCGCAGGACTGACTTATGCGGCCGGGCCGGGTGGCTGCGATCAATTAACGGTGGCTGGTTCGATTGCGATCGATGAAGGCTATTGCACCGAACTTGAAGACCTTGCAACAGACAAACTGCATCTCAATCAAATAACGGCTGCCGCAGGCTCAGTGCCGGCAAACTTGGATACTGGCGAGCAACAATTTTGGGCCCATTTTGCCGGCGCGACAGCACGTACCGACGCCGATTGGAAAACGGCAGGGTCTTATTCCGCGTCACATTTGTGCGGGGGATTGTTTAACTTTCAGGGCTCATGGGAGTGGCGCGACTTTCAAAGCTACAGTGCCACCGCCTTCCAAATATTCGTCAACGACAATGATGATTTCGACCTAAAGACGACTGCTGACTATAACACTGTCGGTAAGCAGCTCTTGTTGAACGATGCTGATTCGTGGAAATGGATCAACAGAAACCCAGCACCAGGCGCTGATGGTGCGGTGACCATCAACAGCTTCGATGGCGTGACGCTGGAGCTAGTTGGGGACACGCTGAAAGTAACAGTCAACTACACACCGGTAACGGTCTACGGTACGGCCGGATCGTCTACGTCCAATGAGGACACGGTCGATACGACGGATTGCGGGGTGTAGCAATGCCGCTGTATTTAAAGAGCGGGAAGCTGTTGGTTAGGGACAACAAGCTGGCTGCGCACGCGGACTGCTGTTGTTGCTGTCTGAACGGTTTAACTCCGGCGATTGAGTTGAGTGGCTATTCTCCGGGGGAGTGCAGTGCGTGTTCAAACCTCGACAACAGCTACATATTCTCACTCATCGACGAAGCAGCGGACTGTTGTTACAGCGATCCGATGACCATCGGGAGCGGCTACTGTTTTGGCTCCATTGCCAGCATTTCAATTGCAATTAACTACGCTCCAGCAAATCCTAGCGCATGCTACATCTTGGTGCATCTGTGCTTATACCATCCATTTCCGCTGTTCTATGGTCTAACTGACAAGTTTGCGTTGACCGGCACAGATGCTTATGACGCATTGACAACGGCATGCGAAGACAGGAATGTGTCCGTAGGTATTCCGTACATAGATACATATCATGGAAACGGGTGCGTTCCCGCTTCGTGCGCTGGTCCAGGCGGCGGTACGTCTACCAACCCTGAATGCTCTGTTGGCACTTGCACTTTAACCCTTTCATGACAAGCTATTGTAAGTGGCGCAGGCTGACCGTTGGTAGCAAGTGTCTGCGTTGCGGTTACAGTTTGACTAGAGAGTTCAACAAACCGCCAGTCAGGATTTGCAGCTTCGGCCTCGGCGACTACACCGAACAACTACTTGCGTCGATCGGCGTGACAAAAGAGCGATACGTCGAAATCAAAGAGAAGTTCAACCTCGCCCCGACGTGCGACTGCGAGGCTCGCAAGGAGTGGCTCAACAAAGTCGGCAGGTGGCTCAGACTCTAAACATCACGTCGACTGCCCATCGACGTAGACCTCGATCTCTTTGCCGCTGATCTGTTCTACCAATTGGATCAGCTCGTCTACCGTCGATAATTCGGCTTGCAGTTGCGCGACTGGTACGCGGGCTGCCTCGATCAGTGCGGGAAGTTTCTTGATGCGCATTTCAGCGTCGCGCTTTTCGGTCCATAGCTTGGCCTGCGAGCTGGCAAGGTACGCCTCAGTGTGTATCTTCTCGGCTTCGAGATTTCCGAGCGTGGCAGCCGCCCGCCCGCCACGACGCATGATCCGCCGACGAATCGACCCCAGGTTCGACGGCGTGAGTGCGATCGGTTTGCCACGCTCGGAGTCGACTGCATATTCGAGCACCAGAATCGTCTTGCCGCGGACCTCAACCGAAACCTCGATACGAGGGTTGTACGGCCCGTTAAGATTGATGCGTGCTGGCGCGTCCGAAGTGACCTGCGTTACCCCAGCAAACGTCGTCCGAATTCGCAGCCCTTGATCCGGCGTGAGTGGCTCGATAGAAAAACGCTGGAGACGTTCGCTAAGGTCCAGCGTCACGACGTAATCGGATTCCGTTTGCTTCCGGGCCAGTTCGTCTTGTGCGGGCAGAAGTTGGACCGGTTGCCGCGGAGCCATGGGCGGCGTGATCGGCTTGCGTGGCGTCGCATGGCTCACCCGCGGTATGTATTGCCGTGGCGGCGGTTCTGTCCGGCGCACGATTCGTGGCTGCGGTTGCTTTGACGGTGTGGCGACACGACTCTGCTGCACCGTTTCGATCGGCACTCCGCCAAACGCGCCGAGCACGTAGGAGCGGAAGGCTTCAAAATTCATCGCTACGAGAATGGCAGGAATCAGCGAAGCGGTGTAGCCGATCGCGCGGAACAAGGCGCGGTTGCGGCTCTGTTTGTAACGCAGCTCGGCCAATCGTCGCTCATCGGCGATTCCCATGGTCTCACCTCCGAAGCCCACGCTACCCGCCCGACCCGTAAAATGCAAGCTGCGTTCCACACCAAAACCCGACCTCCCACACCGCCCCCAGCCGCGATCCGCCAGTGCTCGGCGACTGTTGACCCGTCCGGCGGCCGCGCTCGTCTACGGGCCCTTGCCAGTCTTGGACCGCTTGGCCGAGAACCGCAGCCCGACAGCGACAGCGAGCGACTGCGCGGTCGCAAGCCGGATGTTTGTCTTGGAGTGCCACCATCTATGCAGCGATGCAGGGTCGACGCCAGACGCATCAGACAGTGAGTTGAGAGTGCCGCCGGCAATCAAATAGTGGTCTACGCCATCCCTCAGTAGCTTTTCAATGGTAACTGCCATGCCTTGATGATACATCGTCCGCCAGTATTGTCAACGCTCAATAATCTTTTCGAATTACCTATTGACAATAAACAATACTGCCGATATAATGAGGGCATGACGCGGCCGAGTGAGCCGCGACCAGTTGCCGGTCGGCTGAGTGACAGACCGGAGTGGCGCCGCAAGCGCCGGGAGAATGAAAGATGACAACGACAATCAAAAAAGCATGGCCAGCTCAGCTCCGAACTGTTGCACGCGGCATGGCGAACGACACTGCCGACTATCAACCGCCGATCTTCCACACGGGAGCAGACGGCGCGCACGTCACCACACTGACCTTGCACGATCGCGCCGGCGAGACCTACGACGGCCACCCGACGATGCAATTGACAGTTCGTGGTGGCGATGGAGGCCACAACCTAGAGCGTCTTTTGCAAGCAGCGCTCGACGCCGTCCGCGCTGGCCGAGTCGTCCGCTAGTCACCAGCCATCCCGCCTCACCCCGCGCCGGCTTCGCACCCGGCATTGGTTTGCGGGGTGGGGCACTTTAGAAACTGCCCCTGCCAAATCCAGCAGCGGGCGGTAGAATGATTGTCATGGACGCGACGTTCTGTTTCACGAATTCCGTAGGCACAAGGGAACCGCTCTACAATTGGACGGCCGACCAGATTGTTCAGTTGATGGAGACCCAGCAGAAAGTGTTCGCTGAGTTCCGCCGGCGCGAGTTGCGTGGTTTCTCGGAAGCTATCGAAAAGATCGGCCCGTGCAGTATCTGCGGCCACAAGATTACCTACCGGCATGAATGCGGCGACGCAATCGTGCTCTGCGAACGAATGTATCGTCAGCTTTGTAGGTCGGCTGAGATTGTTGAATCGGCTGGACCAGGCGATATCTTCCGTGGAATCCGGCTTGAGCCATTTCCGTGTGAACCACGGGCACCGCTGCAATAGGCATTGCTTCGCTGAGTCGGACACGGTACTGGAGGGGTGAACCATGCCAATCGCACTGAGACTTAAAAACTGCCGAATTGTCAAGCAAGCCGTCGACGGCCATTTCATAAAACTGCTGGTCGAATCCACCAGCGGCGACATGGGAACAATTGCAGTGGATCTCAACTCGTCAGTCGATTGCCGTGACCTGTTCATCCAGCAAGAAAACAACCAGTTCTTTCGGTTCATAAACCGCTAACCCAGCAGCGACACGCCAGCCGTCAAGGAATCCTTGACCACTCATAGCGGCGGCGGGGTTACTGGCTCGGGACGGCTGATCCAGGCCGAAACAGCAGATCCACCGGCGCCACCGGCTTCACAATCCGCGGATCAAGATAACTCATCGTCACCTTCCGGCTGCTGTGCTTGAGTAGGTCGGTCGCGTTTCCGCCGGCCGCCTCGTAGTGGCTGGCCACGCTCTTCCGCACGACGTGAAATTTGTATTGCCGATTGTCCGGCAGTCCGGCCTGCCGCATGATCCTTCCCAGCCGCCGATAGATGTACGTCGCCGAGTAGGGCCAGCGGTATACCAGATCGCTTCCCACGGCTGAGCGTGGCCGAATCTTGCGGAGCGCATCGCGGGTGTCGGCTGCGATCGGCAGCAGGTTATCTTCCATCGCACCCTTGCGGGTCTCGGCGACAAACCGCACCCAGCCGCCGTCGAGATCGACCTGGTCCCACGTGAGCGCCATCAATGCGCCGATCCGCTCGCCAGTATCCCAAATGACGAGCATCAGCGCGCGCCAGAAGAGTGGCGGCGAAATGCTGCCGACCGGCAACCGCTCGGCGTCGATCGCCTCCATCATCCGGTCGATCTCGTCTCGCAAGAGTGCAATCGGCACACGCACCGGTGGCGTTTCCATTTCCACGGCTGGCCAGTTCGTGACGTAGCCTTTGGTGTGGAGCCATCGCCAGAGCGCGAGCAGGTTGAATAGGTCTTTGTTGATGGTGCGCTTTGCCAATCCTCCGTTGAGTCGATGGGCGGCAAACCTTGAGACCGTCGCGTCGTTCAAGTCCGCGAGCGTTGGTGGTCGCGTAAGGAACAACGCAAATTCCTTGAGTGTAGCGCGGTAGAGACGCTTCGTGTTTGGACGCCGCGAACGAATCTTGATTGGCTCGTATTGCCCTTCGTAGAGAGCAAATAGAAGTTTGTGTTGAGGCATTGCTTGGACGTTGGGGGTGTATCTAAACCCTAGCTCACGTCCATGCACAGCGCAGCCGTGCGTCGCCGGTACATCCGGCATATCCAAAAGTCGAAAGAAGTCCTCTCCGCTGAGAACTACGGCCAGTCCGCCGATTGTCGGCTCACTCAACCCTAATTGCGCAAATTGGCCGTGTCAAATTTTCCAGAAAAGAAATTCCCATGAATCCAAAACGCTGGTTGCAGTGGGCCAAACGCTCCGACCCAGATTGGTCGCCGCATGACGTGTGGATCCCACTCGCCGTGGTCGTGGCGGCGCTAGCCGTGTGGTGGGTGATGCACCCGGGATGAAAAGTCCCCGGCGCGGCGGCGGTCGCCGGCCGGGGTGGCACCGCGGGAGGTTTGCGGGGCCGAGAGAACAAAATGAAAAAGGCGGGCCGCCGCTGGATACCACTCCCGACGGCCCGCCCCAAATCCCAAAGTCGAATAGCGTTACCAATGCAAGTAAGTAAACCATCAACCTCGAGAAAGGACCAACAAACGCAAGCGGCAGGTGTCCCATTGTCCGCAAGGCTTTGGGGCGGTTCGGCTTTGCCGGCGTTTGCCGCGATATCGCCTGCCGCTTGCATTTACTTTCGTTTGCGAATATATTAGGAGCATGAGCACCGTGTCAATCCAACTCAAGGGGAAGATGTATACGTGCAGGGAGGCCGCCGAATTGCTCGACCTCGACCCAGACACGGTGCGCACGTATTGCAACTCCGACCCGCCGCGGCTTCAAGCCGTCAAGGGTGGCCGCGACTGGCTTATTTCTCAAGCGGAAATCGACCGCTACAACAGGGAGCGTCGCGATCCCGGTCGACCCCCTACAGATTGATGTAGCTGGGGAATTCTGAAAATCTTTTTTCGTCGGCGTTTTTGCCCTTGCAAACGTATTCGGTAGCGAATATATTTGCGGCATCGAAAGAAACGCCGGCCTTCTCACCTGGGCACATCGCCCACCTGAAGCCGGTAGCAAGTACCGGCCCTCTCGGCACCGCTGCCGTGCTGGCCCAAGAAAACTGGAGCCACCCGCATGGACTGGACCATCGTAAAGTCGCAGGCAGAGTTTGATGCGGCCATCGCCGCGGGCAGTGACCGCATCAGCCTCGAAGCCGCGATAACGATCGACGTTTGCATTTCGTCGGCGGTGCGGCTCGTAGTGAAGGCCATCACAGGCGGATTCTTTAGGGCGAGGGGAAGCTCGCACGTCGAGGCGCGGGAAAGCTCGCACGTCGTAGCGTGGGAAAGCTCGCACGTCGAGGCGCGGGATAGCTCGCACGTCGAGGCGCGGGGAAGCTCGCACGTCGAGGCGCGGGATAGCTCGCACGTCGAGGCGTGGGAAAGCTCGCACGTCGAGGCGCGGGGAAGCTCGCACGTCGAGGCGTGGGAAAGCTCGCACGTCGTGGCGTCGGCCGCCGCTTCGCTTGCTCTTTTTGGTGCGAGCGTGTCTGCGAAGGCAGCCGCAATGGTCGCCGTACAACTACACCGCGGGGCGACGTGCGACGGTGGGCACCAAATAACAATTGTAGCGCCGGTGACTTCTGGCGAATGGTGTGACTACTACGGTGTGGAAGTCGTCGGTAGCTACGCGCTGCTGTTCAAGGGCGTCGACGAAGATTTTTTGTCGCCTCACGGCACTGTCTATGCGCCGGGCACCGAGTCGTTGGCAGGCGACTGGGATGGTGGCATAACAGAGTGTGGCGGCGGACTCCATTTTTCACCGACGCCGGCCGCCACGCTGGAATTCAATGGCGGCGCGACAAAGTACGTTGCCTGCCTCGTCTCACTCGCAGACATCGCCGTGCATCCTAACGGCGATCACCCAAACAAAGTGAAGGCGCGTGCGTGTTGGAACCATTACGAGTGCGATGTTGCTGGCAAGGTCATCGGCGCTAAGTACGAGCGTCCAGCGGAGCCAGCCGTTGTTGATCTAATACCGACGAGAGTGGGCCTAGCACACTAGCCGCTTGTCGCGGCCAATGTCCGTCGTCCCGCTGGCCACAACAACGGACGGGACGGCGGTTTTACAAATCGAGGACGGAGATCGAGGCCGCCGCACGATGCGGTTGAAGGAGATAAGTAACGTACACCGCCAGTTCGGTGAGGGCGCACTGCGGCGCCCAGTGGCGAGAAGAGCTGGCCATCACTGCCCGTAGGGGCGACCAAGGGCTGAAGCGCTCGCCAACTGATGCTTCGTTTCGCTTAGGCCGGCGGCCTCACCCGCCGCCGGCCGCCTTAAATCAACATGAAAAAAACAGATTCCATCACCCGCTGCTGCAAGCTGGAGGTCGTGGAGCTATCGAGCGAACACCGAAAGCTGATGTACGATCTTTCCTCGCAGCTACGAGAAGCGGCCAACTTCATTTGGCGGCAGTGGGAATGCTGGCACACGACACGCGACACATCCACCTCATTGAGACACTGCCTCGCGGCCGACAAAGCGTGGCATCAAAGCGACAAGGCAACTCGCGGCGGGCGACCGAAATGGACCGTGCAGCCGTGGCCGAAAGAACTCGCGAACGAACTTTACCACAAAATCACTACCCGCTTTCCAGGGCTCAATTCGCGGGTGCTGGTGCTGCTGCTGAATCAGATGCGCCAGACCGTGACCACGAAGCAGTCGAGCGCAGCGGCAACGAAATGGTGGATTGCTATTCTGCTTGACCTCGATTCGCGTGGCGGCTCGCGTTACCCGCAGCCGATTCCGTTTGATTCGGCCAATGCCAAGGTTCTTCCGGCCGATGAAAAAGGGCGCGTATGGTTTGAGGCACGGCTGAATCGAATCGAACGGCCGGGAAAGAAAACTGGAACGTCCACGCTGATTCGCGCCGCGTTGAAAACGGGCGGTAAGCGTGCCGCTTACGCACAACCGGCTGTGCAGATGGCGTCGGGCGACCGCAAGCTGGCGGGTGCGAAACTGACGTATGACGCGAAGAAACGAAAATGGTTTGTTGCGCTGAGTTACGAAGTGGAACGCGAGGCGATCGAATTGGACGCCGGGAAGATCGCTGTCTTGCGGCCCGGGTCTAGGAACTGTTGGACGCTACGAGTCGCTGGCCGAACATGGCGGCTAGGCGGACGCGGGCACCACGTCGCCCACAAACGCAAGACGAATCTTTTGCAGCGATGGAGTCGGCAGCACGGTTACACGTATTCACCGAAGCGCAAGGGGCGAGGGAGAGATCGCGGACTGCTGCCGGTGTTCAAACTCCAGTCGGCGTGGAACAACTTTGCGAGCGGATGCAATCGGCTATTGATTGCGGACGTGCTGCAATTGTGCTGCGACCAGGGTGTCGGCAAGGTGGTTTTAATTGGCGGGCACGAGGACCGGCTACTAGCGACAGCTGGCAAGGTTCCAGACCGCGAGGATTCGACCGGCTGGCCGTGGTATCAGCTCGAGCAGTTTTTGCAGCAAAGTGCGCAGCGGTTGAACGTCAAGATTGAATTGCGAGCGTTTTGCGGCGGCAAGATTGGCCGCAAGGCCGTGCCAAGTACGGCGTTACAGCCGACGAGGGTGAACGAGACAGCGAAACGGGGTGTTAGCGCAGGCGGAGTCTCCAAGCTATGTCGGCCAATCCGGTGAACGAGACAGCGAAACGGGGTGTTAGCGCAGGTGCGAAGTTGGAAAACTCGAACTACAGGCAGGTGAACGAGACAGCGAAACGGGGTGTTAGCGCAGGTGCGTCAGCTATACGGCGAGATGGTGGTGCGGTGAACGAGACAGCGAAACTGGGTGTTAGCGCAGGGGGGAAGGAACGACGCATGGATGAGACGAATGGTTCGGTAGCGACAGTTGCAGCGGATGATTTACGGTTTCGGATCGTTGGCGCAGCGGCCGAGGTATTCGCCGCGTTGGCGAAGGCGGCTCCCACCTTCAAGGAGATCGAGCGCAGCAAGACGGTGCGAGTGCGACCAAAAGATCAATCGAAAGCGGAATACGAATTCAGCTATGCGCCGCTCGAAAACCTTGTCGCCGCGACGCGCGAATCACTCTCGGCCAACGGCCTCTGCATTTGCCAGCCGTACCACTCGACTCGCGGCGGCTGGCTGCTGCGAACAATTCTCGGCCACACCAGCGGAGCCTACTTCGAGGCGATCGACTTTATTCCGGCCACCGATCGGACCACCAATCAGGATCTTGGTGGGATGCTCACCTTCCGCCGGCGATACGGCTACGCAGCGATCCTCGGGTTGACGTCAGAAGATGATGACGATGCGAACGCGGCGGATGGTAACGCCGCGGTGCAGGTGCCGCGTGGTGGACGATCGCAGCAGCGTGGGGCAGGGCGCCAGCAGTCGGCACCGGCTAGCCAGTCTAAGCCGCCTGCTGCCAACGTCTCGGCTGGTCTCTCGCTTCCGGTCGGCTGGCCCGACAGGTCCGAGCCGCCCACGATCATGCGGTGGATCGACGCGCTACCGGAAAACGTCGAGGCGTGGGAAAGGGCCTTCACGGCGCTGCAAAACAACGCCCCACTCTACAACTCGACCGTCGACTGGCCGCCGGTGATGACTCACTTTGCGAATCGGCTACGACGCATCATCGTTGCCAAAAAGATCGACGGGAAAAGTGATTTTTGCGCAACGCTGATCGTGGGCGAGATCAAACGCTCGTCGGAAATGAACGCCGAACCACCACAAGGAACGGAGTCCCATGTCACGCAAACTGCTGGCAACTAAGACATTCGATTACGCAGGCTTCGACGGCGAGCTGAAGAGCAAGCTGATTTGCCTGATGGGCGAGATCAACTCCGCCAAGGGCCAGCACATCAAGGCCGCCATGATGATGGGCGAAGCGATCCAGACGGCGAACGACCTGCTGTCCGAACACGGCAAGTACGGTCGGTTCGGCGAGTGGGTCGAGCTCGAATGCGGAATCGGTCGCACAACGGCCCACCGCTACATGGCAGCCTGGGGTCGCTTCCAAAAATGCGACGCACTCGGGCAGTTTGACGACACGGCCATGTACGCTCTCTCGGCGCCATCGGTGCCAGAAGCCGCCGCGATCGAGGCCAGCAAGCTCGCTTCGAAGGGCATCAGAATCACCGCCCAACGGGCAAAAGAGATCGTCGACTCGTACACGCCAAAACGCGAACAGCCGACCCCCCAAAAGGATAGTGATTGTTCCACGGTGGAACAATCGACAGCGCAACCCTCGGGAAATAGCGAGGTCGCGGAGCCGCCCCTCGACGACGAGCCCGTCGACTTTGACCCGGTCGAGCTCGAAGCGCAAACCGTCCGCCGCAACGGCAAGCCGGTGATCAGCCGGCAGGACCGGGTGACGGCCCAGAAACATTTGGGCGGCCTGATCCGGTCGCTCGAGTTGCTGGGCCTCTACGAGAAGCACAGTGCGGCCTTGTCCGCCATCACGGAGGACGTCCAGCGTGCATAGCCCCTGGCCCCATCAAGTCTCTGGCGTCGCCGACGTCCACCGCCTGATTGAACTGGGCGAGCGGAGGATCGTGCTCACCAGCCCGACCCGGGGCGGCAAATCTTGGATGATGCTCAAGATGTGCCAGTGGGGCTTCGATTCGCTGCTGATCGCCAACAAGAAGATTCTCATCGATCAGTTGTTTGAAGACACCGAGGTCGCCGACTTGAAAGCGGGGCTCGTGGCGAGCGGCTACGCGCCCGACGTGCTGGCCCGGGTGCAGGTCGCCTCAATCCAGACACTCCACAAGCGGTGGAAGGCCGGGCAGATGGAGTTGCCACCGGCCCAGCTGGTGATCGTCGACGAGGCCCACAACGAAACCGGGCCGCGAGCGGTACAGATCGTCGACGAGTACATCGCTCGTGGTGCGATCGTCGTGCTGGTCACGGCGACGCCGATCGGCATCAATCACATGGCGACGCGGATGGTGGTCGCCGGCCGCAATAGCGACCTGCGGTCCTGCGGCGCCATCGTGCCGGCCCAAACCTACGCCCCTGACGAGCCGACGCTCAAGGCGTTCAAGAAACAGCGGGCCGCGATCATCGAGCTCCGCAAGGAAGTCAAAGAGACGATGATGGAGGTGATCTGCGGTCGGTCGATCGAGCATTTTCGGCGACTCAATCCGACAAGCCGACCGACAATCGCCTTCCCGCCTGGCGTGGCGGACAGCCTGTGGTACGCCCAGCGGTATTCGTCGGCAGGCATCCCGTCGGCGCACATCGACAGCAACCGGATTTGGCTCAACGGGAGGACGCTCAATACGAACAAGAAGGGGCGCGACGCGCTCCGCGCCGCTTCGAAGAATGGGGACGTCACGGTCGTCTTTAACCGATTTGTGCTCCGCGAAGGCGTCACGTTTTCGTGGCTGTCGCATTGCATGTTTCTCTGCACGTTCGGAACGGTCAAGGCGTACCTGCAAGCCGGAGGCCGGGTGCTCGGGCAATACAACGTCGACGGTGTGCCACAACTTTCCGAGGTCACGATCCAAGATCATGGGGGCAACTTCTGGCGGTTCGACTCGCTCAACTGCGATCGCGTCTGGTCGCTCGGCAAGTCCGACCGTCAGTACCAGGATGAACACTTCGAGGAATTTCGAGGCAAGACGAAGCCCGAGCCAATCGTCTGCCCAAAATGTTCGAAGGTCCGCTATCGCGGCGTGGTCTGCCCGGGGTGTGGCTATGCCTACAAGGGCCGCACGCGGATGGTGATCGAAACCAACGGTCGGTTGCATGAGGTCCGCGGCGACATCTTCCGACCGCGTCGCGTGGCCGAGGATCCCACGCTCAAAGACAAATGGGTGACGGTGGTTTGCCGTTGCCGGAACGCGAAACGGACGATGAACCAGGCCCGTTCCTTGTTTCAGCGTGAGAACCAGGGACAGATGCCGAGCCCGGATTGGCCGTTCATGCCGAGCCGCCCTTCGGATTGGTATCTGCCAGCGGCGAAGTTGTTTCCTCCGAAGAAGAAGCCCGCGAATGTAGAACCCAGGCCGTTGTTCGACGGGACCGAGTCGGTGCTCGATCAGTTCATGGCTGCGGTGAAAGGAGTTTAGCGTGACACTTGGCGAACTAGAGCGGCTCACCGAAGCGATTGACGAGGACGACGCCGCCGAAGTGTTCCCGCTACACGATGAGGACGACGACTCGTTTGTGGGGCTCTGGGTCCAACATGGCGGCGTCAGGTCAAGCGTGACTGTAGAAGATCTGGACGGGTCCGACGAACTCGACTTTTGAAAGGGCTGATTATGGAAATCGACGGGCTACCGATTGGCGAAGTCTCCAGCAGCCGACTCGCAGCCATCGTGCGCTACGGTGGAGAATCGAATGTTGTCCAGGCCGCGTGTCGGACGGAAATCTGGCGGCGCGAGCAGGGACGTGGTAGTGCGACCGACGAGTCGGACGCCGACGAAGTGAATCGGCTGCTCGTGGAATCAAAACGAAAGGGATAGCGATGCAAATCAACACCAAGAACGGCGAGACCGTGTTCAAGCTGTTGCAGGTCGAGTCGCGTCGGATTCGCGACGCGGTGGCGATTATCCGCCGTGCTGCTCGCAACCTGGACGGGGTGGCTGGGGAAGGTCTGGCGCAGGCGGCCGACGTGTTCGACGCCTTCCAGTATCGCTGGACTTCCAACAGCGAACGACTCGACCGCGAAGATCAGG